GCCAAAGGCAGAGAATACACAAAGGAAGCGTATGCAGCAGCATACCACGAATAAGGAGAGGTCATGAGCAGAAAAGAGCAAACAGCCAAGGAAAGAAGACGACGTATCCCAATGGGCGTTATGCGTAAAAAACTGTCACTCGATGACAGAACAAGCGAAATGCTTAAATCCAAGGGGCTTGTACCAAGGATTGTGAATGATGAAAATCACGGTGGACGCATAAGGGAAGCCATTGAGGGCGGGTATGATTTTGTTTCGTCAGATGGTGGTATTATTTTAGGAGACACCACAAAAGCAACAGACCTGAACAAGCGAGTTAGGAAGCTTGTCGGAACCCATAAAGACGGTTCTCCTAAATATGGCTATCTGATGGCTATAAATAAAGAGTTCTACGAGGAAGACCAGGCCACAAAGGAAGAACAGAATATGATGGTAGACGACGCCATAAGGGGTGGGAACCCGAGGGGATCAAAGCCTCATAATGTTTCCCCCGAACATGGCGGAACGACTGTTAAAAATATTAAATACGAGCCGTAATTCGGCAATGGAGTAAAAAATGGCAAACGCAGACGGGGCCTTTGGCCTCAGACCTGACAGACACTTGGACGGTACGAGCTGGAACGGTGCTACGATGAATATGTACAAAAGCGCCAGCTATGCCACCGCCCTATATATTGGTGACCCTGTTCTTCTTTCGGCAGTAACAGCGGAGAGAGATCCAAAGGGCAGATATCCTTCAATCAATAAATCAGGTGGAACCGATGGTACCATAGTTTTTGGCGTGGTCGTCGGTTTTGAAGTAGATCCGGACGACTTGAACAAGGTTTACAGTCCGGCATCAACCGAAGCTATCGTAAAGGTTGTAAGGGCAGCAGATGACCTTATCTTTACCATCCGTGGGGATGGTGGCGGAACACCTACCGTTGGTTTCCCTGGCCTGAATGCTGTAATGATCGCAACTACGGCAGGTGACACAAACACCGGCCTTTCCGGAATGGAGCTTGATGAGGGTACGACTACTGCACCTTCAGCAAACCAGAGTAATCCTTTGCTAATCCTTGGTGTGCATCAAACGGAGGATAACACCCTGGCAGACGATGCAGTATGGGAAGTCCTTATCAATACTAACGACAATGCAACAGGCCGTATTCTCGGCGTAGCGGGGGCATAAAATGACTGTTACTACAGGTTCACATCCTAAAGATCAGTGGCCCGGAGTGAAAGAACATTTCGGCCACACTTACGACGAGCACCCCGAAGAATTCAGCATGATTTTCGACGCTGAGACATCGGACAAAGGTTACGAGGAAAGAGTCCAGTATGTAGGGCTCGGCCTTGCACCGGTTAAAAGCCAGGGTGCTTCAATCTCCTTTGAAGACACTAAGCAGGGGTATATTAGCCGTATCACAAACGTTGTCTATGCAATCGGCGGTATTGTCACCCGGGAAGCTATCGAAGATAATCAGTATATGCCTGTTGCCCAGAGAATTGCACAGTTTATAGCATTCTCTATCCGGCAGACTGAAGAAAATGTTGGCGCAAACGTTCTTAACAGGGCGTTCAACTCTTCATATACCGGTGGTGATGGCAAGGAACTTATTGCAACCGATCACCCGGAAACAAACGGAGACCAGAGCAACCACTTAACCGTGGCGGCTGACCTTTCTGAGGCGTCCCTTGAGGATATGCTTATCCAGATCATGCTTGCGACCGATTCCAAAGGCTTGAAGATTAGCCTAATTGGTCAGAAGCTTATTGTTCCGCCTCAGTTGTTCTTCGAGGCCTGCAGGATTCTTGATTCTCTGCTTCAATCCGGTACTGCAAACAACGACATCAACGCCATTAAGGCAAAGGGTTTGCTGCCTGGCGGTTCTGTTGTTAACCATTACCTGACAGATCCGGATGCATGGTTTGTAAAGACCAACGCACCTGAAGGAATGATTGTGCAGAACAGACGGCCGGTTGAGTTCGCAAAAGACAATGAATTTACCGCAGAGAATGCCTTGATGAAGGGCTCTATCCGTAAGGGATACGGTTGGGGCGATTGGCGCGGGCTTTTTGGCTCTCCTGGGGCCTGATATTAATTAATAATCTGGTGGGGGCTTCGGCCCCTGCTGCTCTAAAAGGAGTAGATTATGAGTACATAT